TTAATTGAGCCATGTATTAAAGCTGGTTGTCCAGAGGGTGGTGTAGTTTTAGACCCTTTTGGTGGATCAGGTACTACTGGAATTGTAGCAAAGCAATTTAATCGTACTGCCATTTTAATAGAATTAAATCCTGACTACATACAAATAGCTAAAAAGAGAATTGATAAAGAATTGGGTATGTTTAAATGAAATATTTTGAAAAATTTGACAAAGAGCTAATTAACAACACTAACTTAAATAGCCATGAGAAGCTAATCTATGTCATTTGCAAATCCTTTGAGTTTGCACCTAATGGTTGCCGAATATCCCACAAATATTTAATGAAAAGAACTGGTATTAAAACTAGGAGAACACTTACTAAGTGCCTTGACCGACTACAGTTGTTTGGGATGCTTGCTAGAAAACAAATTAACAATGGCACAAACCATTATGTTTTTGAGAAAAATTTGATGCAAGATTATATACAACACAATCTAAATAAGCGAAGAAAAATTACTTTAGCTAAGAATAAACAACAAAAGAACTATGCCATGAATAATCCAAAAGTTATTCACATAGTTAATAACAGGAAATAGTTGGGTGTATCAAAAACTTACTTTGGGTGTATCAAAAACATATCTTAATATAGAACTATATATATATATCTATAGGGTTATTTATGACTAAATATGTAGATCCTAAGATAATTCAGAAAGAATTAAATAAAATAGTTAAAAATACTAACTATTTCTATTCACAAGCTAAACAATCAAGAATTAAGAACAGAAAACAACATGATCTTAATAAAGAAATAAAAAATAAACAAAAAACACTAAGTAAAGATAGATTTCACCAATACATAAAGGATATTTATAAAGATGATAACAGCTAGATTAACTACAGATGAATTAGATAGATTTTTAAGTATTGCAGCATTTGTAGATAGAATATCACCTGGAGTAAAGAAACCAGTATGTACTACAAACTTTCAGATGTTAGATGTAGCTCCAGATAAGAATACTTACAAGGATTCGGTAGCATCCCTTGCTAGACCAAAGATAGTTCCAACATCTAAACAGCTTTCAATCTATGAATTCGTACTACTCTTGTTGATTGATGTAAAAGAAGATCAAAGAGAATTGATGTATTTAAGACACTTTCCATACAGATCCTTTAGGCAGCTTAAAAGATTTTATATTGGTGATAGTCATGAGAAAATCAGATACCAATATCACAGAGCATTAGTTGATGCCTGTGTACAAGCTAATAAAAACTTAGCAAAATATTTGTAAAGTATTTGACAAATTATCAAATAAGTAAGAGAAAAAAATTATACTTGAATTAAGTGTTTTTTATAAAACCTTTTTTTTTAGTTTGAATCATACTTGGGGTAGCCATCTTTTATCATTTTTCTTTCTCTCTCTATAACAGCTACCCCTGTATGAATTAATGTTCTACAGGCTTAAAGTCTTTTAATTTAAGCTTTTTTAACTCTTTCCTATTCTTTAATGCTGACTTGAACTTGTCTTTGTTCCTGTAGTATTTAACAATAGGAACTTTATACATTACGATAGGAGTAGTTAGTATTTTATTTTTAAACATCATATTTCTCTCCTTTGATTCGTTAGAATCAGTTTATAATACTATTAAACACTATCGCTAACAGTATTACAACCAGAAATAGATTAATAAAATGGCTAATAAAACTAAGTACAACAAGACTCTTATCAAAGAAATACTATCTGAGCTTGCTGTAGGTAAATCAATCAGATCATGTTTATCACCAATTAATAAAGGTATTGATAGACCATGTTGGGAAACCTTTAGATCATGGATGAGAAAAGATCCTAGTTTAAGGCAACAATATGAAGATGCTAAAACAGATGGAATTGAATACTTACTCAGTGATGCACAAGATTTATTAAATGAAAGCATTGAGAATAGTAAGTTCAAAGAGAAAACAGATTTAGGACAAACACACTTAATTAAGTCATTTGTTGATTTAAGTAAGTGGAAATCAGAACGTATTGCACCCAAATATTATGCAAAAAGGGATGCAACTACATTAAATTTTGATAAAAATACTCCATTAGTTGTTAAGTGGGATAAATAGAAACTATTGATTTTACTGGGATAACAGGAATATTTTGTAAGTTGCAGATAAAACTAGCACAGCGTAGCTTATAGACACAAATGTTCTTGTTTTGTTTTAGAATCATTCTAAAGTAAATACAAAAGTACAAGCTAAGCTATACCAAAATTATACCAGGAATAAATTATGCCTATTTATCTAAGTTAATTAGCCAAACCAATTGATTACAGATCAATTTGTTAAATAAAACACAGGATTTGGGGGGTTTTGAAGCGATGCCACCCATCAGGCCATATCGGCAACTAAAAAAAAAATTAGGGATGTTACACACAAATAAACAAAGGTTTTTAATATGTTCGACTACGAAGATGGTAAGCAAGGATATTCAGCAGTTATCTACATCATGGAGTCTACCAACAGTGTTGTAGTACACTTTGGCGGTTTTAATGATTTAACTGAGTGCAGATATTTTTCACATCACATCATGGATGATCTTGGAATAGAAAACTTATTAAATGTACCTAGAGGAGTCACAGTTCACTAATCAGGGGGTTTTGTTTTAAAATGACAAACATAGTGATTCCATACAAGCCAAGAGAATTACAAAATTTTTTGCACAAGAAAATTGATAAGAACCGATTTAGCGTACTTGTGCTGCATCGTAGAGCTGGCAAAACAGTAATGACCATAAATCATATGCTGAGAGCAGCTTTGACTAATCCCTTGCCTAACCCCAGATATGCGTTTCTTTCCCCAACATTCAAGCAAGGAAAGGCAACAGCTTGGGATTATATAAAAACCTACGCTGGTAAAATACCTGGCACTAAATTTAACGAAAGTGAGCTTAGGTGCGATTTACCAAATGGTGCAAGGATAACAATATTAGGTGCTGAGAACGATCAATCACTAAGAGGGATATTTTTAGATGGTTGTGTGTTTGATGAAACTCAAAGTATTAAGCCTACCATATTTCCAGAAGTCATAAGACCAGCTTTGGCAGACCGAAAAGGATGGTGTGTGTTTATAGGAACACCAAAAGGCAGAAATTATTTTTTTGAATTATACGAACAAGCAAAAGAAAACAAAGATTGGTATGCTTGTGTGTTTAAGGCAAGCGATACTAAAATTTTAGACCAAGAGGAACTAGACGCTGCAAAAAGCGTCATGTCTAAAGATTTATACGAACAAGAATTTGAGTGCAGCTTTCAAGCAGCAATTACTGGATCGTACTATGGAGCTATCATAGAGGGTCTAGCAAAAGATGGCAGAATTACCGATGTGCCTTACGATGAAAACCTGGATGTTGAAACCTGGTGGGATTTAGGTCTTAACGATTCAACAGCTATATGGTTTGTGCAAAAGTACAAAGGTGAAATAAGATTAATAGACTACTACGAAAACAGTGGATATGGTTTAGATCATTATTCAGATATTCTAAATGAAAAGGATTATGAATATTCTACCCATGTGTTTCCGCATGATGTCCAGGTTAGAGAAATAGGTAACTTTGGTAAATCAAGATTAGAAAGTTTATTAGAATTAGGAATAGCTGGTGAAGTAGCTCCAAAGCTGTCAATTGAAGATGGAATTGAGGCAGTACGAAAAGCATTGCCGAATTGCTGGTTTGATAAAGAAAAATGCAAAACAGGAATTGAGTATTTAAAAGCCTACCAAAAAAGGTGGGATGATAAAAACCAATGCTTTAAAAATAAACCCATGCACAACTACGCTTCGCACTGTGCCGATAGCTTTAGAACTGGGATTATAGGACAAGGTGCTGAGATTTCAAATTGGAAAAAAGAAGTACCAATTAACACAAATTATATAGTTTAATATGGCAGACAAAGTTACAAACGAACAATTAAGAGCAATCATCAACTCAGAGATTAATAACTCTATAGGTTTTATGGGAAGTAATCTTACTTCGCAAAGAAAAAAATCTATGGAATATTA